AACTTCTTTCTGTTTAGGTAGAAAACGCATGTCTTTATCGGAGCAGTGATCATCAATAAAGGTTTTAATTTCGGCTTCTCTTTTTTCTTTAGAGATTTTGCCTAGTTTTTCTTCTGCTTCTTTGGATTTTTTCTCTTCAGTTTCAAACTTCTCTTTGTATCCTTCGGCAGTTTCCTTTTCTTTGTTTACTGCTTCTTTTTCCTTTTCTAATTTCTCAAAATCTTCCACCGCTACGAATTTCTTTCCTTCTACTTCAGTTATTTTAATTCCGTTAGGCATAATGTACACCTTCCTTTCTTTAGATTTTTCTATATGTGGTTGCCCCGGCCCGGGACGTTCGACCCTTCTCATTTGCCCGCCACATTCGGGACATTTTAATTCATCACAATGCTTATCGGAAGTCATTTTATAACCACATTTAATACATTCACAATTATATTTTTCAGGTTCTTGATATATAATTAAAGTGGCCTCATCAGCGTTATACAAGGCTGCAATATCTTTTAAATTGGTTACCGCCGGTAGATCAGCACCTAAAAAAGCTATGGCCGAAAGGACCTTATTATATTTCTTTTTAGTGCTAGGCTCGGTATAACCGGCTAAAATCTCACTTGATATCCTCTTATATGCCCCATTTTTAATTAATTGATATAAAACCTTAGGCACTTCCTTTATATCTACTAAAATTTTATCCCCTGCCCTCTTCAACTTTGTAATCCAGCCACCAGCAGGTAATCCTGTTCTCTGTAATAGCGCTTGTTTATCGTCATGACCCAGTTTTACTTTAGGTTTTAGTTTGTCAATTATTTCATTAGTGCCATTTACAATATCATTAAGGTCTTTATCGGTGATTTTATTACCCTTCCATACTCCGATACCAAAGACCTCAACATCTTTTAATTCATAAGTCTGGGAATAAGCTTCCCACATTGCCAATTCCAGAGTGCTTAAATTCCCCTGGGTTTCAGTTTTAACCCAGTTACCCTCTTTATCCTTTTTCCAACCTGCTTTTTTAAGACCGGCCCAGGCTGTGGCATTAGCTAAACCTTCCCTGTCGGCTCTATCTTTGTACTGCTCGTAAGCATTATTATAAATATCGATCCAGGTTTTCTGGGCATCAGCCGGTAAACCTTTTATCCCTTCCGGGATATCACTCGGATACTTGTAAGGCATATAACTCAACTCCTTTTACATTTATAAAATTTTTAGGCTTTATAGCCATAATTTTGGCCTTATCTCCTTTAGATATAGGAGTAAATTTCTCATATTTAGTTACCGGGACCAGAGTTCCCCTGCACTCATAATGATTGGGTGGTTTTACCCTGGCTAAATCAGGATCGCCCTTTTCAAATACCTGGCCATCCAACCGTTCGCATATCTCGGTAGTCCGATCATCCATAACAGAGGAATAGGCTACTGCCGGCACAAAATCCCCTACATCCGGATCGTTCATCATGGCCCAGCGCCCCTCATTATAGGCATCGCTAAAATTGGTTCTTACTACATTTTCAAGGTGCCAGGGAGTTAATTCTCTCCCGGTTTTTATCTCTATCGCAGTAGTCCCGATATATTCTTTAAAAAATCCATCCAATTGAAACATTATCTCTGAGGTAGTAGTCCCGCCTTTAAGACCGTTATATAAGATCGCCCTTGCTTCTTTTAAGACATCATCTCTTATCACTCCAGCAATCCAGAAGGATTTATTATTTAAATACTGCAGAGCCTTTTTAGGTGGCAACCCAGGGACTATATCAATAAATTTCATTTTACCCAGTTCGCTGTTTACTTCTTCCCGGCCATATTGCCATAAATCTCTTAGGTATTCCTGTATTTTATTCTTTAATTCTCCGACATAAGATAATTGTATTTTTTCAATCTGGGAAGCTGAATTAGTTTCAATGATCTTCTTTCTTAAGATATCTTTTTTAAGAGCTTCCTTCTGTTTATTTATAATCTTTATAAGTTCTTCTTTAGCTTCTGCTTCCCAATTATTTAAATTTTTAATTATCCTGGTAAAATCACATTTTTTTTCATACTGGTTAGTTTGCCTTTTTAACCCGGCTTGATAATCTTCTGCAAAGCCCCCGCCTTTAGGTTTGGGTTCAGGTAAAATTATCCCTTCTTCTTTGGCTGGGATCTTAAGGAATTCCCGGACCCACTCCTCTTCCGGATTAATCAGGCCACCGTCAACTAACATTTTAGCAATTTTAGCCTTTGCTTCCTGATCATCTTTTATAAGTGATTCAAATTTAAAATAAGGATATTTAGGATCTGGGAAATTAAAATCTATCAACCGCTTTATGATCTGTTCCCGGACTATGGTATCTTCAGTTTCGCCTCCTAAATAATCAAGTATGTAAATAAAGATATCAAAATGAGTTTTAGAAAGAGCCCAACTTCCTTTTTCCCCGGTATCCATTAAAAGAGTCCCCACCAGTAAAGCCCGGGAAATCATGACATTATTGGTGTCAAAGGCTGATTTATATCCTGCATCGCCTCTTCTAACAGCCTCTAAAAGTTCAGCTTCTAAACCTTTGGGCATTACTATTGCAGTATCGGTTTGAATGGTTTTTAATATGTCTAAATATTCATCCTGTTTATTCTTGGGAGTACCGGTTTCATAACGACCTATTACAGTGGGCTGGCCAAACTTTTCTAAAAAGATATTCCAGAATCTTTGTACAATATCATTAGAGAAATAATACCGGTAGGCTGCCCTAAAATCAGACTCACCATATAAGCTGTCCGCATCGTCATCATTGGGATTGTAGGCAAAGAGGATAAATTTATTGACAGGCAAGTGTGTATTATAACCTTCAATCAAGCCTTTTTCTTCAATATTGCCATGTTCATCACATTTAAACATATAATTTATAGCTTTCCGGACCTTGATATTATCAATCCCGATCATCCCTTTAAATTCTCCACTGGGAAGGACCTTATAATTAATTTCAGCCACTGAAAAACCGTCACGCATAGCATTCCAAATTTTGAGCAGGGTATTATTTACATTACCCTTCATTTCAGAAAAACAATGCTTAATAAATTCAGCCTGTTTTACTGCATCTGGATCGTCCTCATTTTCCGGCCTGATATCCCAAGGAGTAGATAATCGAGCATGCTTCTTTAACATAAATACAGCCTTAACCTGGCCATCTCTTCGTTGCATTTTCCTATATATTTCCAATCCTTTTTTTTCTACCAGGTCATCAGGATTGTAGATAGGAAGATCACCAATTCCCCAAATATCATTTTTAGAGCGGGATATTTCACCCATATCCGGTTTAGCTAATTTCTTTATGTTATCTTTAATATTTTGAAATATATTTTTAAAATCCATATATCTCCTTTAGAAATAAAAAAAAGAGAGCCAGTAAGAAGCTTTTAGGTTTCTCAAAACTGGCTCTCTAAAGTGGAGCTCTATAAACAATATTTATTTTTTTTCAGAATAGCACAAAATTATTTATTAGTCAAATCATTTTACTTTACATAACGCTAATTATAGGCTAACAATTACCAATCCTGGTTAGAAGTCGCCCTTTTCCCTGCACTTCTTCCTTCAATTATAAAACTATCCTCTAACATGTCAGGCATTAACTCATACACCAGCCAAACTAAAGCATCGAGACGATCTGGGGATTTATCCCCTGGCACCCACTCACAAAGTTGATCTTCTAAATCCGGGAAGTTCCCCACGTGGTGGATTTTATTTTGTTCATATAAGGCACTAACTGGTTCAGCTCTCACATATTTACCCCGGGAAGCCCTGACGCTCTTATATGAGATATTTGCTTCAATGGACCTTATAACATATTCAACCATATCACCGCCATTATTTACTTCTCCTACTATTCGATCCGCCAAAAGTTTATGATAAGCGGTTACCGCGGCATTGCCCCATTTATCCGGACTTCCCTTTATGGTGGCATCTTCTAAAATCCATACGTGCCTGTCCTCACTTAAACCGCCTCCAATTATCCCGGTTTCAGAGGACATAATATTGTCAGTAGCCTCTGGATCGATGGCAATTGCAATCCTGATTAATTTAGGCGCTTTATTTCTACGATTATTTTCAATAATCTTCCTGGTCCATAAAGCATTAGGGTTATCCTCTAAGATCTGTCCATGAATCTCTTGCCTCCCCAATCTTGTACCTTCATATTTTTTAATTACATAATCAAAATATCTTTGAGGTAGATTATCCTTATTCTCGTAAGTACTGCCAGTAATATCTATAGTATCGGGGTCATCTTTCAATTCTTTAATTATTGGAATAGGTCTGGGAGTAGTGGTAACTAAAATTCTTATATCCTCTCTATTTCTCAACCCAAATTGAAGATTATTCCATACCGCTTGAGGATGCTTGAATTTGGCCAGTTCATCTATCCAGGCAATATCATGACTTGGCCCCCTTACCTGGTCTGGCTCATCCCCTGAATAAATAGTCCCCACACAACCATTAGGCCAGGTTACTCTTCTTTTGGAAGATTCATATGTGGGCATAAAATCAGGTCTTGAAACTTTTAGTATTGAAGCAGGCCCCAACTCTACCATTATATCTCTGGCGTCTGCTTTAGTTTCTCCAATTAAAGCTATATGTTCAGCTCCCTTTTTAGCCTGACTTATAACATATTCTGAACCTGTCCGGGTCTTTCCCCAGCCCCTTCCGGTTCTGATCAGCCAGGTCAACCAGTCTCCGAGTGGCGGTAATTGTTTCGGCCTAGCCCAGACTTCCCAATCATATAAGATATCTTCGGCTTCTTCTTCGGTCAGGCTATTTAGTAATTTGTCTCTTTGCTCTTTTGGCAATAAGGCTATCGATTCTTTCAATGAGTTTCTTTTTGGCATCGATAATCTTTAATTCTCCTTCGACTTTTATATTATGTTTTTCAGAGGGATATATCCCCATCAACTTAGCTTCCTCTTTGGTTATTTCAAATACTAATCCTAAATCAGCGATATCAACCGTCTTTTTATTATCTCCTCTTCCTATGATAACTTTTTTATTATAGGCTTTATCTTTTAAATCCCTCAATTGAGATATATGATAGCCCATTCCCGCCCTTTTCAAATTCTTAAAATATTTTTGCCATTCTTTTTTTGCTGAATTAATATAATTATAGGCTTGCCGCTTTTCCAGACCCCAGTTTTTTGCAATGAATTGCAATATAAAACTCATCGGTTTTCTTCTTAATAATAAGCTAACCTGATATATCCTTTTTTGTTTTTCTACTTTGTCTATTTCAGTCCTTTTATTCATTTATCTCCAATTATCTTTTGAAATAAAAAAAGAGCTACCATTCAAAGAAGGTTTTAAACTTCTTAAAAAATGGCTCTCTTATTTGGAGCTCTACAATATTCTATTTTAATTATATCACTTGGATTTAATTACTTCAAATATCTAATATAAGTTAAATAGGAATCAAAATATAATAATTAATTTTCGGTTTCATTCCTTTAACCTCACAGTTATTTTATTCGGATTGTGATAATCGACTATATTTATCGCACCGCAACGATCTTTCGAGCATTTAATCTCTATCTCGGGGCCCCCTTCCTGATGATCTTTACTGATAGAAAAGAAGAGAGGCCTGCCGCATACTACACATCTTATTTTTATCCTTTTCATTTTATATCGCTTGCCCCTTTTAGTCAATTTACTCCCACCCAGGAATCAACTTGCTATATTTCTCCATTTCTTTATAGCTTAGTATTTCCTCAAAATCTATTCCCAGATTATCACATAAAAATTCAATCATTTCTCCATTAGCTTTATCCCTTGCGTATTTATCCGGTATTATAAACTTCAACCTGGCAAATTCTTCCGGATAATATTTTTTAAACCGACTTAATTTGGTTTTATCCACTGACCTAAACCAGCCTTTAACCTCATATAAATAATAGTAATCCTCGTAATATAATATAAAATCCGGTTTATAATATCTCTGTCCTCTTTTTATTTTATTAAAGCAATACTCGAAGGGTTCATATTTCCAATTGCATTTCCTTAGATTAAAATATCTGGCCACATTCGCTTCGAATTTTGACCTGAAATATTGTTTTAGATCTTTCCGGTAACCGCCTTTAGCTACTTCCATTTAATTATTCCCCTTACATCTTGCCTAATATTTTTAATGCAGGTTGAAAAGATTTCTCTAATTTGTTACCCTTAATTCTATTTTCTTCTTCAGTTAATAGTCTTAAATTAGTTAACGCCCAGCAACGTTTAAAATCTGGATTGTTAGACGTATTATAATTAAATGCTGATATAGGAATAATATGGTCGATGTGTAACTTTCCATCTAAAAAATCTTGCCATACATAACCCCGAGGCAATGTATATTTTAACCGTTTTATTAAATCAACTTTTGTATATCCAACGAGAGTTTCCCATTTTCTATAATTTTTCTTACCTTTTAAAGACCTGCGTATCTTACTGCTTATTTTGTTGTTAATATTAAGTTTTAAATCTGTTTTACGTTTCATATTTACATATTGCCTTCTTTGTTCAGAATTATTTTGACGATATTGTTTTCTTCGTTCTGATATCTTTTCACAATTATTTTTCTTATATTTTTTTTGTTGCTTTAATATTTTTTCGCAATTATCTTTATAATACTTCTTCTGTTTTTTTAATATTCTTTCACGATTTTTAATATACCAATTCCTATCTCGTTCTTTTTCTTTGTCATTTTTCATTCAATCACACCCCCCCCATCCTAAAACGTTTTTAGCCATATATGTATTTGATACAGGGTAAATATTTTAACCCACATCCAAACAATTGCACCTATGCTGGCAATAACAACTATTAACCAACCCCACTCATTAACTTTTTCTGCTTTTTTAACCGGGCTGCTAAATCCTTTAATCTGCTGGTTAGACCATCTTAATCTCACTTAATCACCTTCTCTTTTGGCTTCGGTAAGTATTTTTGCTCAAAATCATTCATTATTTTTTCTACATATCCATCATAACTATGATGTCTCTTACATTTTTCCCACATCAGCCGACACTTCTTGCCTTGTTGGAGTTGTGTTTCTATAATACGTATAGCTTCGTTTAATTTTGCTATATATTTATCAATTTCTCTATGAGGTAATCTTTCAATCCATATATAATCTTGTTTCTTTAAAAATTCTATCGCTTCTTTCATATTCATTTAATCAGTCCCTCCATACTTTTTATCTTTAATTCTTCTTCTTGTTTCTTTTTTTCGGCTCTTCTAATATTCTCTTGGAGATAAAATTTATTAGTTCCCTTGCGGGTTTTCGCTTCATAATTTTGCTGCTTTCTATTTTTCTTTTCTCTTCGTCTGGCCTTGAGCCATTTTTTCTTTTTTAGGGTGTTTAATTTTTTCATTTAATCATCTCCAATAAACCCAGAAATACGATATCCTTTTTGCCCCTTTTTGTGAGAATAAATAAGATCGCTTATTTTCTTATATTGATTTGGATTTATACGTTGCAGTCTTTCCCTCATATCCCGCCAGACGGTAGTTATAGAAACTTTAAATTTTAGAGCAGTAATCTTTAGGGTTGCATTATTTTTTAATATAAAAGTGGCCTCATCAAATACCCTTTCCACGATAGTTTTAGAAAAATTGGATTTAATATTAACTTTGGGTTTCATGGGTTAATATCCCCTTTCTTTTTTACTTTGGATTAATTATTCTTTCATTTTTTTCATTTCTATGAACCATTTACCGTCTTGAGTCTCTACAATTAGTTTATTGCCTTCAACTTTGGTATTTAAAAAATCACGAGTCCATTCTATGGCAGAAGCTATGAGACAATCTCTACAATTTTCATCATTTATTCCATACCAATAGTGTTTAAACCGTAACTTTTCAACTTCTTCCAAAGTCTCATCACTTAATTTAGCAAATACTAAACTTGATAATATTAATAGAATTACAATTATTATTAAAAGTTTTTTCATTCTAATCTCCTTTCTTTATTTTTACTCATTTGCAATCGCCCTTTCCTTTTTTAATATATTCCGGACCAAAAACTTATCGTTTCCAGTCTCAACCGTGCTATAAAATTTTATATGCTGATTGTTTATCCTGGTATTCTCCTCTATTTTAGCCAATAACTCAGGACTTATCCTTTTTTTGAAAGGTATGAATTTTTTCCTTTTTAATATTGGGCCTTTTATGTCCATGACCTTTCTTTTTGCTAAATTATTTTCCCGATATCTTTTACTTATTGCTTTTGCCTTTCCAGGATTTTTTATACACCATTTATTACGCCTCTCCTGATATTCTTTTTTATGGTTCTGATAATAAATTTCAAAATATTCTTTGTCTTTTCCCATTTTATTTTTTATTAATACCCCCTAATTTTTATTTTTATGTGGCCCTCCTGTTTAGGTGCTTGAGCTGGGAGCCAAAGTCCGGGTTTTGGAAAACCTCCAACTCCATCTTGCAGAAGGGCCTTATTAATTTCCCTTATTCTTAATATCTCCTTCTGCTCTTGCCAGCCAATCAAATATATATATTGAGTAATTATTATGAAATTTTTCTTTTATCATATTTTCATGTCCAGGATGACTTTTAAAATATTCTCGAATCTTATTTAGTTCTATTTCTACTTCAATATTTGGAAATATTTTAGCCCACCGATCTTTAATATCTTGATCTATTCCATGCCAGGACCATAATACAAAATCGAACTCTATTTCATTAGCCGGTTTCTTTTTCTTATTTAATGTCTCGAAATGCTTATTTGGTACCTTTTCTTTATTTTCTTTATTATCTTTAAGAGTTTCTTTAAACGGTTGTTCACCCCCCTTGATATCCTTATTTTTTATACTATCTCCTGTATTGTTAGGCATACCTAAACTTGAGTTTTTCACAAGTTTAACTTGAGTTTTCCTCAAGTTTAATTTGAGTTTTTCACAAGTTTTACTTGAGGTTTTATCAAGTTTTTTAAAACTTGAGTTTTCCTCAAGTTTCCACTTATCATAATGTTCATTGAATTGGTAGCATTTTCTTCTTATTATTATCTTGTTTTCAAGGATCATCTTATTTATAATTTTATTAAAGTAACCCTCATCCATTCCTATATCATCAGCTATTTGCCTTTTTTTTAATTTCTTGGTCCAATCCTGCCTTCTTCCTAATCCATCAAAACCCCAGGACCACCGTATAATATAAAATATTATCCTCATCTCATCTTTGCTTAATAAACCCTTAGCAAGTATATTTATCAATATTTTATTTTTTATTGGAGTAGAATCTTTTGGGATCATTTATTTGTTTTATTTCCTTTGTTTTCTTCCTTATATCGAATAAACTTAATTGCCCCTTATACATATTCATTAAAACGTGCCTGGCCCTTTTGAATTCTTTCGCTGCTTTACGCCTTAGTCTCTTATAACATTCCAGCGCTTCTCCATCCGCACCTTTCCAGCAATAGCCCCCAGGATTATGTGGAGTGCTGATAATGGGGTAGCCTTCCTCAATTAGATCTTCTATTATTAACCGGACCCGGCGGGGTGTTATACTTTCGCCCCACCTTAATTTATATTCATCGGCTATCTCGTATTGACTAATTGGGTCGGAAAATCTTTGATATGGTTTTATAATAGATATTATTACAGCGTTATTGTTAGGCATTTAAATTTACTTCCTTTAAATCTTCTTCTAAAACATAATCAGTTTTGCCCATAGTATATGCAACTAGATAAACTTGTTTCATTTCCCGGCCATTTGCTGCAATATAAGATTGTCCAAAATCACCATCATCAAATACAGATATAAAAGTCTTAAATTTTCTATATCTTGTGCCCATTACATAACCAATCCTTTTTTCATTTAATGTAACCCTTTTAATATTTTTTATTTCCTTTGTTTCATCCGGTATAAAATCATCATCCTTAACGTGCAAATAATTAGAGGTTTTCCTCAAGATATTTTTATAATTTACTTTCTGACCTAATTTAAATTTCATTTAATCGATCTCCTTTTTCCGGGGACAGGCCAGACAGAGCCGCAAAAACCTGTCCCCGCCTCTTTTAACACTCTTATAAAACTACAAAGAGATATTAAACCACAATCAAAGGCCTTCACCTCCTTTCATTATTTATATCTTTAATGCAGGTTGAAACGGTTTAGATAATTTACTACATTTTTTTAAATTTTCTCTTGCAGGTAATAACCTTAAAATTTTCAAATCCCAACATCTCTTAAAGTCTGTATGTTCGGGCTTAGTAAAGTTGAATGCATTTTTAGGTATTTTATGATCAATATGCAATTTACCCTGTAAAAAATCCTGCCAAGTATACCCTTTTGGCATAGTCCGTTTTAATCTTCCCATTAAATCGTTTAAATTATATCCAACGAGAGATTCCCATTTTCTACCTGCTTTATTACATTTTAAAGATTTCCATATCATATAACTTATTTTATGATTGAGATTATATTTTAAATCTTTCCTTAATCTATCCCTTCCATAATGCAACTTTATTAATCTTTTCTTTTCTTTAATATTTTTTATAGAATGTTCTATTATTATTTCAACTATCGCTTCAAGATTATTTTTTAAACGCATTTCCTCTTTCTCTTTAGCATAATATTCTTTACTTCCAAACATATTTGTTCCTTTTTATAGAAAAATTATAGTTCTCTTATAGTTTAAAATAAATTGGGCTGAACTCTTTTTATTCTCTTTTTAGCCATATCGATATATTCTTGTTTTATCTCAATACCGACAAATCTTTTTCTTTGCTTTAAGGCCACCAATGCGGTAGTCCCAGCCCCCATAAATGGATCTAAAACTATTCCGGATTTAAAACCGGCATTGCAGCCACAATCAAAATATCCTTTAAATTTATATTCTGCATTTGTTTTCACTTTGAATTTCGTTTTTGTTTCTTGCCCGGCATGATGTTCTTCTAAATTTCCTTTGCCTAGATATTCTTTATATTCTTCTGTCGGCTCTAATATTTTTACCCTTGCCTTGCCACATTTCTTGCAAATAAATTCAGGGCATCCCGCTTTAATAATCGGTTCGATCAATGTTTCAGGGAAAGTATTACCCGTAATAAATATTCTTCCATTCCTTCTTGCAATCCAAGTCCCATTTTTAGTTTTAGGACACCATACTTTACCCTCGTATTTAATTGTTCTTATATTTTTATCCTTACCATTAGTTTTTCTTATACCAATGTGAGTTCTTTTTGTAAGATATACAGTTTTCCCTTCTTGTATTGAATGATAACCTACCCTCAATGCCAATATTTGGAACCAATCTTTCGTTTCTTTATCCTTTTGAATAAATGATAATCTTCCATCATCTTTTCTTATATGCCCATCACCAGCAATTAAACTATTAAATAAAGCGACTGCTTCTTTAATAGGTAAGGATATTAAAAATTGATTTAACTTCTTTTTTGGTATATTTATTAAGCACCATTCAACTAATGGAGATTTTTTTAAATACCAAAATACTTGGTTACCCCTTCTAACATTGCGGGTATAAGGGATTTCAAGTTTATTTAGAAGATAATCTATCCTTTTTGCTTTATCTCCTTCATTTTGGTATATTTCAATATGCCCACCTTTTTTAAAATGTCCTTCGGTAATAATCCAACCTATTAATTCAGAAAAGGTTTCACCTATCCCTATATTTTCAGGGTATATTACAGGAGCAAATACTCTAATTTTATCTGAATATGCTAAATTTTCAGCGATAACAATTTTTTCTTCCCCTGTCTTTTTCTTAACTATATTTCTATGGTTAGATGTCATTAAAATATCTAAATCTCTATTACCTACTTTTATTAGTTCTTTACAATCATATTCTTTAATATAAGATAATGGTTGGTATTCTATAATTTGTTTTTCTAAATTATAAGTAGCAATTAAAATATGATGAGGACTTGATTTATACCACGGTTTTATCTCCATCTTTGAATTTACCACCACAAATAAAGCACTTTCTTTTACTCCAAATAAGTCTTGTTAAATCGGTTTTCATTGAGCATTTTACTTTAACAAAATGAGTAACCTCGATTTTAGAATTTATTAATTTCCTTTTAAATTCTTTACCTATTATTTCCATTATCCCCCTCCTATTACCCAAACCTCTATCGGATATTGAATTCCAAAGGCCCGGGATTCTTCAATTGTTTTTTTATAAAAATCTATATTACTGATATCAAAGGAAAGATCTTTAGCATCAGCATTTTTAAGGTATTTCACTTTAAAATAGCCAGTATCTTCAACCTTAAATAGGCCCTCGATAAATTGACCTTTCACATAAATTATTTGGCCTATCTTTAAGAATGAATTTACCTGGGGGTTACCGTTGCTATCTATATCAATATTTATAGCCACTATGCCTTCCCCAACCTTTATTCCAGTAGAAGTTATGCCGTCATTCCATACTTTATTAACGCAATCCTGGTGATCCGTGTAAGCAGTACCCGACATTATATAATGCTCGGTATAGGGTATTGGTATGTTATCCATAGCGGTAAATTCTTCTGCCCTTGCTTTAGGTATAGCTATATAAATTAATAAGATTAATATTATAATTTCAATTATAATTATCAGCTTTTTCATACCTTTACCTTCTTTTCCAATTTAGGATTGGTGATATATCCTGCCTGTTTCCATTTCTCATCCCAAGCTATATCAGACATCTTCTTTAATTCCTTAAATTTTTTAGTTTGCCATTTTCTTATGGCAACTATACCGACAGATAATTCCCAATCGAATAAAAAGGTCATATCAGTTTTTTTAAATGAATATTTATAAAAGCCAAATCTTATAATGCCGAAAATTAAATCATATTTCTTTTTTCTTAAATGTATAGTGCGTACTTTCACCTTTTAATCCCCCTTATTTTTTTGTGCATTTGTATAAATAATAAAATATAAATACAGGAGATAGGAACAGACAAACCCTCTCCTTTTTATTCCTACCACGCGGAATTTTCTTATTTCATATTCGGGGAAGTTACCTAAACCCTCTATGGTTTAGTTATAGAAAATTTATCGTATTCTGTTTTTTTAACCCTTGTAATCTTCCCGTTTTGGGTTTTCACTTAAATAAAATATAAATTGATATAATTGCAGGGCAGGACTTTCAACCTGCCCCTGGAGCGTAAAAATGAAAAAATTAATCCGGTGTATCCTCATCGCTGATTTCTTCATCTGGGAAAGGCGCTTCCTTATTTATTATTTCAAGTGACTTTTTATTATCCGGGATATTTTCGTTAATAGTTTCCTGTTTCTCTTCACTTTTTGCCATCTTTATTATTTTTTCTACTGCTTCCGGATTATCAAGTAAGGTTCGTTTCAATTCCTCAATGGGACTTCCCGGCTCTTTTACATCGGCTTTTACAGCAAACCAGGCAATCTCTTTCCAGGTATCCAGCCCAGCCTTCTTAAATGTTTCAAACATCTTATCCAATTTTTCTTTATCCGATTCGGAGGGTGGTTCCAGGGCTTTCATTAGCTGGTTATATTTCTCCTTGTTAGTAGTTAAGACCTTTCTGGCCAGAGGCTCGCTAAGCATAGTTTTGAATATACCCATCTCTACAGCAAATTTAACCAGTTTTTCAAAGTTATTAAGACCTGCCTTTTGGGCCTTTTTTGATATAGCTAATAAGAGTTTAGTTTCTTCCGCAACCCTTTTCTTATATATTGTTTTTGCTTCTTTATAAGATTTGAGTTTGTCTTTTCCTTCTTCATGATCCTTTTTCAACTGGGCTTCCTGGATCTTTGATTTTTCAATCTCTTTTTTTGTATCCGGTTTTTCTACTTTTTTTTGCTTTTCCTGATCTTCGGTTTTTTTCTCTTTTTCTTTTTTAACTTCTTCCTCGGGTTCCAGTTTACCTATAACCGCCCCTTCTTTCTCACTATCTAATTTAGGATTTTCGTCCGGGATATCAGGGATTTGGTATATTCTTTTTTGACCTAGGAATAACGTCTGACCTTCTCTAATCTTCTTTATTTCCGGTATAGGTAGATCCAATTCGCAAGTTAAAGGCCAGTGCTTATCTTTTCTACCCTCGTGCTGGGTTTCTTTTTGTGTTCGCCTTAATATAAAAGGCAACATTGTAATACTGTTATATCGGTTAGTTATAGGATCTTTTAATAGTTCTAAAGCCAGGTAAATACCACTCTGGACATCCACCATAGTATTCCAGGAGCCGGAGTCAATAACGTAAATACCCCCCATCGATATATCCGGTATAAAAAAGAAGAGGCTGGCACGTTTACTACAACCGTCCTTTTGACCAAATTTATCACAGGGGCATTCTACCTCTTCAAAAATCCCTTTTTCGTTTGCCCTCATAGCCCTTTCACCATTCCCTACACATTTGAGCCCCCTAGAGCTTCCATACCATTTATAAGCCTGAGGGAATAAACCCCCAATATCCGGTAAACTGTTTTCGTCCAGACCGGATAAAGGAAAAGCTATTTTTAATTCAGTAGGTTTATCTCCAAACATTGCCTTAACTTCTTTAGGGCATATAAAATAAGGTATATCTTTAGGATGGAATTCTAATTCTCCATATTTATCCCTTTTCTGTACAAAATCCCCGTTCTGGTCTTTTATATATTTTTTATTTTTATCTTTTGCTATGGTAGGAACCCTTATCCCCAATCGGATTTTCCCCTTCCAGGTTAACCTCCGGATACTGCTAATAGGATGATCACCTACAATCTTAGTAAATTTTTTAAAAAAACTTGTACCACCAGTATTATTCATTTTAAAATTACCTCCTTAAATTTTTTACTTAAATTGAACTTCCTGCTATTTTATATCCAGACAATTTATCATTTGTTTTTTCTAATTCACCATCAACGATATCAGAAAAATGAGCAGCAATATTAAATATTTTATAAGCAGGCCACTTAAATTCTCTATAAAGCTTGCCATTTTTTGTTATTTCTACTAAAGCATCACCTGACTTATCTTCTGGTTTCCCCCACCAAGCTTTAACATTAAATCCTCTATCTTTTATATCAAAAAGTGGTTTTTTATTTTTATCAATCATATTACTTTAACCTCCTAAATTTTTTATTTTGTGGCCATATTTATTTATCTTTACCTCGGCCCCAAATAATTTTTCATAATCGATTTGCTCTTTTGCTTTGAGCCACTTCATTTCTTCTTTAACGCTAGTATCATTTTTTCTAGCCCGGTATTTAGCGATAGATTTTAGGCTCATTTTATTTACCTCCCGTTATATTATTTTTTCATATTAGAATGGAACATCATCGTTTTCGGCTTTTTTTTCAGCCTTTATTTCAGCTTTTACTTCGGTCTTTACTTTAACCTCTCCATTTTCGGTTTTCACTTCTCCATTCTCAATATAGAATCCCTTAGTCCCAGTATCGTCTACTTCTTCAGCCCAGATTTGATAACCGAACTCTTTTGCCAGTTGGCGAACTATTTCTTTGCTTTTGCTATCCAATAAAGTCCAATCTGAAATCCTTAAAACTTTAAGTTTGGGATTTAAGGCCATACCTATTTTTATACATATTCTTAATTGTTCGGAATATGATATCTGAGAAAATGGAGTTCCATCGTAGGCAATTTCTGTTTCGGTTAGACTTAATTTTTGGTCGGGGATCTTATGCCAATTCTCTCTTAGGCCGTCTACTTTAATTTTGGTTTGCTCGTCTATTTCCTGGGTAAAATCGTTATATTCATTTCTGGCCTTATTTTCTTTTCTGTCTGCTATTCTGTTACGATCCCTAGCTCTTACCTGCTCATTTATTTTTTGGGATTCAGATAATTTTTCTCTTAGGGAATCAATAGGGATTTTTTCATTTTCCAGCAGATAATTTCCGCAATTATTAACAAGCGTTTTTAACCTTTCTATTTCTTTTAATGCATTTTCTTTATTCCTAATTGCTTCATCGATTTTGGTATTAATCATCATTGCCGCTTGTAGTTCATTATTAATATTGTCTACTGATATTAATTCTTCCGGTAAATCTTTAATTGTTATTTCTTCCCTATTCCCAGTTAACATTTTTACTTCCCGGCCTTTTTCCAATCTCTGATCATAAAGAAAAGCAATCTTTTTTTCTATTTCGGTAATATCAAATCCGGTTAAATCAATAAGAACCTGCCGTTGTTCCCTTCCCTTCATTTGTGAAAATAGCCGTGGGTCAAAACTTAGATAACCGATAAAATCATCTAATAGCTTTTGCGGGGTAGTATATTTTAGCCCTTTCCCGTTAGTTACTTTTAATTGGGTATTGCCATTAGCTTTCCATATTCTATTTACGACAAATAGGACTTCCGGTATTTTCCCAGCAGCCAGGTCTTCAGGTGATAAATCTTCACATAAAGTTACCTCACCTTCCGCCTCTTTTTCGCCTTTTCTAATTGGCATTGGGGTTGCTTTTGCCCCGGCTTTCCAACACAATATATACCAAATAGAATCTAAAGCCGAGGTTTTGCCAGCACCGTTTTTGCCAGATATAATTATTACATCATCTTTTGGAGTTATATCTATTGCTTTAATTCCTTTTATGTTTGTACTTTTTAGATTTAATATTTTTAAACCATTGTTTTTCACCTTTAATTACCTCCTAAAAATATATTACTTTTTTGAAAATCCATTACATTTTAAAAGCCATGTAGGATCAAAATTTGCTGGCCACATAAACCAACCTCTTTTTATCCCCGTAGGATGCCCTTTTATTCCCAACTTTTTTGCTGCTTTTATATTTTTGCCCTGTAACATTTCAACTAAAGCTCCAAATTCATTACCATCTTGTTTTACTTCTGGGTGGTTACAGCGGGAATGTGCGTCCCCTGGAATTGTTCCCCTATATTTACATTTATAACAATCTGGTTTATCCAATTTTTTACCTCCTAAAATTTTAATAATTTTGCATACCAATTTTGGTATATATATTGTCCTCCTTTCTTTAAATTTTTAATGCAAGTTGAAATGGTTTTGATAACTTATTGCTTTTAACTAAATTCTCTCTTACTGGTAATAGTCTTAAATTAGATAAATACCAACATCTTTTAAAATCGGTATGTTCGGGTTTAGTAAAGTTAAAAGCCGATATTGGGATTTTATGGTCAATGTGAAGTTTACCTTGTAGGAAATCTTGCCAAGTATAATATATAGGCATAGTTTTTTTTAATCTCTTGATTAAGTCTTTCAAGGTATAACCGACTAAATCTTCCCAATGTCTACCATACTTATTGCCTTTTAATGCTTTCAATATCGCTTTACTTACTTTATGATTAAGATTAAATTTCAAATCCGTTTTACGCTTCATATTCATATATTGTCTATGAGATATTTTTATTTTTTCATAATTTTCATTATGATATTTTTTAAAACGTTCAGGATGATTTTCATAATAATGCTTAGAATTTTTACTTACTTTTTCAGGATTATTTTTCTGCCATTCTATATGTTTTTTTATTAATCGTTTGTGATTATTTTTCCAATATAATTTGCGATATTCCTTCATATATTCTTTTTTATTAAACATACTTATTCCTTTCTTTCAGTAGCCCTTATCTTGACTTCCATTAAAAGTTCATTCACCATATCATCTTCAGTAAAAGCATATCTTCTACTTTTATTATAAAAACCCAATGGAACAAAATAACTAAATACAATTTTCTCAAAAAATTTTCTTAATTGCTCTAGCTTTTCTTTTTTCAATTTTTCACCCCCTTAAAATATTTAATAATTTCTGAGTATTTTTTTGAGAAACATTACATTTATATTGAGGTCTTTCTTTAAAAGTTAGAATATTATTAATTTTTAATTTACCCAAATATATTATTTTTTCGTTACTAAGGATTGGAGTATAACCGTAAGTTTTAGCAATTTTGACGAATGTCTTTTGTGTAAACATTTTTTGCCTCCTTCTTATTTGTCTGCCCTGCCGGATTCGAACCGGCTTTACTCTATCGTTCTATGAGTATCTATATTTGCTCCTATTATTTTATGGAGTATACTCAAGGGTATTCCTTCAATACTCAGGGCAGACAAATATTCCTAAAATAAAAATGACCAAATAAAAAGCCCGGGAACATACAGGCAAGCGTCAAACCTGCTTATATCCGAGCTAATTATTTGGCCATATTAAATTTTAAATTATTAAACTTTTAAAGATATTTACATATGATTAACATACGATATATTATAGGACGTTGTATAATCTCTAAAAAAATGTTACTCGGATACCCATTACCTATTTAATTGTGGTAATCTAAAGGCATTTGAGTATCATAACGCTTTTCCCCTTTATTATTTATTTTTATAACTATATTCTTCTATAATTCTATCAATTATGTTCCTTGTATTTTGACCCTGCGGGACAGTTTCTCCATTTTTGTATCGATAATAAGTAGTTAAACTCACTCCAATTGCATGAGCCATAATTACAGGACTAATTCTATGTAAATCGGCAATCTCCATTAATTTTTTAATTCTTTCATCTTTTATCATTTTTTATCCTAACTAATATTATCATATGAAAATACAAAATGCAAATCTTTTTTAAAATAAATGAAAATTCGTATATATGAACAAAATAATAGCAAAGAAATAGCAATATACCAACTTATTTTTGTGCAAATTGTATAAAATCGATTCTAAGGAGTCTGTGGGGCTCATATTATCATTTTATGAATTTTACATACAATCATAAACAGATATAACAAAATATCGCAGAATAATATCAGATATAGGGTAGATTTTGATATATAAATAAAAAAAGCCGGGACTCTTGCATTCCCGGCTCCAATTTAGGAGGTATAAAAATGAAAAAGCTAAGTTAAAGTCATTAGCCGACTTGGGGAGGAAATTATTTAAGCATATCCTAATATTAAATTTCTTGAAATACGTAAATCCGGATATTTCTCCATTAATCCTTCTTCAATCTCAATTACCCATTCAGGTTCTTTGAATATTTCTTCTAATAATTCTTCGGTAGATTTTTTATTAGCCATAAATCTATTTACTTCTTTTAATATTATTTTCTCTATATTTTTTACTCTTTT